GACAATCTGCTGGGCTACGAGGATTTCGTGACCAAGTACAAGGCAGATGACCCTGGCGCGTTTGTGGCTGAGAAGCCCCCGGAAGCTACACCTCCGGCGAAAGTGCCTATGGTGGTATTGCCAGGTAACTCCGGCAAGCCCTCACCTGGTAAGAAGATCAGCCTCAGCGACATGATGAGGCAGAAGAATGAGAATCCCGATATGCAAGTCAACTTTGAGTGATAAGCATTCGGGGCAACTAAGAAAGGAAGTTGAACATGGCTGTTTTTGATTCCAAGCATTTCAACGGTGAAGTGTTCCAGAAGTACATGGAGCGCATTCCCAACCCGCGCAAAACCGAGTTGCTGAAATCCCGCGCGATTCGGAACCGCCCTGAACTCGCCGCGTCCATGCGTGATGAGGTCGGTGGCAACTACATCAGCACCCCTCTCAAGGGCCTCATTTCCGGCTCCGTCCCCATGAACTACGACGGCAATACCGACATCACCCCGTCCAGCACTGACACCTATATGCACAGCCGCGTGGTTGTAGGTCGCGCGAATGCGTGGGCTGAGCTGGATTTCTCCTATGACATCACCGGCGGTGAAGATTTCATGGAGAATATCGCGGCGCAGATCAATGACTACTGGAACGAGATCGACCAGGATATTATCGTTGCTATCCTCAAGGGCGTTTTCTCCATGGCTGACGCGCAGGGCAAGAAGTTTGTTGAGGCCCACACCAACGATGTGACCGCTGTCACGAACAGCGAGGGCAAGCTCGGCATGATGGATGGCACCACGCTGAATACCACCATCCAGAAGGCCTCCGGTGATCAGAAGGGCAAGTTTACCCTGGCAATCATGCACAGCGTGCCCGCAACCAACCTTGAGAACCTCAAGCTGTTGACCAATCTCAAGTATACCGATGCTGAGGGCATGGAGCGCGAGCTCGGCCTCGCTACCCTGAACGGCCGTCTGGTGCTGGTTGATGACTCCATGCCCGCGGAAGAAGTTGCCGTAGAGGGCGGTACGCAGGTGCAGTATACCACCTATGTGCTGGGCGACGGCGCTATCGAGTACACCGATTGCGGCGCGAAGGTTCCTTACGAGATGGACCGCAACCCCGCCGTGAAGGGCGGCCAGGATCTGCTGTACAGCCGTCAGCGCAAGGCGTGGGCGCCCTATGGTATTTCTTTCACGAAAAAGTCCATGGCTTCCGCTTCTCCCACTGACGCGGAGCTGTCCAACGGTGTGAACTGGGAGTTGGTTTCCTCCGCTGGTACCGCGAAGAAGTGCATCGACCACAAGACCATCCCGATTGCCCGTATCATCTCCCTGGGCTAAGCCCCGTGAAAGGAGGGCGGTTTGAATGGCGCACGCACAGTATCTTACTCATGATGAGTATTCAGCCTATGGCGGGACGCTTGATGCAACCGCTTTCCGTCCGCTGGAGCTAAAGGCGCGTAAGCGTATTGACTACCTGACTGACTCCCGTGTGCAGCGAATGGCCGTTGTGCCGGAAGCGGTCAAGTTGTGCGCTTACGCGCTTATTACGCTTGATGGTGCGGCTGGTGCGGAGGCGCAAGCGGCTAATCCTACTGTTACGTCTTTTAGCACGGACGGCTATTCCGAATCTTACGGAAATGCGTACACGGCAGACACCGCAAGGGCGCAGATGAACAAAATCGTCGGTGAGTATCTGTACGGTGAACGGGATGACTACGGCGTGCCGCTTTTGTATCGTGGGGTGAGAGGATGAAGCTCTGTAACGATACCGTAACCGTGTATAACGCAAGGCTTGACAAGAAGCGGGATTCTACGGTGTACATTCCCACTGTCATCCATGGCGTTTCGTGGTACGGTTCTTCAAAAGCAACCGTGGATTCAAGCGGGTTGAAAGCAGCAAGTCAGTGCATTGTGCGAATTCCGCTGAATGCAGACACAGGAGGAAAAAGCTACACAGAACCGTGGGCGTACAAGTCCGCGGAGAACGTGAACGGACTGTTCACTCTGAACGAGGGCGATTTCATCGTAAAAGGTGCTTTTGCTGATACGCTTTTTCTTCCTCCCGAATCAAGCAGCGGTTTTATCACCATCCTCACCGTGACCGATAACCGTCGCGCTCTTAACGCTCCGCATTGGAAGGTGACGGGTGCATGAGTAAAGCAATCTTCAACGCAGATTTCAAGTGGAATCACGGCGAGGTTGACCTTTTGCATGCCAAAAACCTTGAGACCGGCGGACGCGTACAGGTGGCAATTGATAACGCGGTTATCTCCTATTCCGTGCCCTACTGCCCCATGGAAACGGGTACACTTGCAAGAAGTCCCTATACGGCTTCCCCTCCTGGCGGTGGGCAAGTCATCTATGCGACTCCTTATGCGCGGTATCTGTATTACGGTGAAATATATGGCCCCAACATTCCCGTGTTCGAGGATGACAGTGGTGTGCCAACGCGCTTCTATTCACCTCCTGGGCAGAAAAAGCATCCTACCGGCAGGCCACTAAGCTACAAGACGGATCAAAACCCGTTAGCGGGGCCATTTTGGTTTGAACGGATGAAAGCAGACCACATGGAAGATATTCTGGAGGAGGCGAGAAACGTTGCCCGCGGTTAATAACATCGAGCACCTCAGGAAATGGTTCCGCGCGTGTCCGTCTCTTTCCAGTGACTATCATTTCCGCGTGGACTATCTTGCCGATGAAGCTACGGAGTATGCGCTGTATGCCGTCCCTTCTACAGTGCGATACCATGAAAACGTGTTGGGCGAACACGTCCCAAACGATATTCAAACGCTGGATTTCATTTTTGCATCGAAAGAAAATTTTGGTGCGAATGAAGCGCAGAATATCGCTAATTACGGCTTTTACCAGGATGTAACCGATTGGATCATCAATCAAAATTCCCTGCGTAACCTGCCAGAAGTGAACGAGGGACGTGTCTTGTCTGTAGTGCCCACATTGACTTCCTACGTTGCGGTTTCAGGGACCAACAGCGCGAAGTATCAAATCCAAATCAAGCTCACATATCGCAGACAATAATCTGCTGTGTGACTGAGGGAGGGACGAGATTGTGAATGCCTGCAATGATTCCAAATGACATTGTTCATTTGTCAAGAGCAACCGGTGTGCTAAGGAACGGAACTCTTTTTCTACGAAAAGGTACCTTATCAAAAGGAACCTTGTCCGTTACATCTCAGATTGGAGGAATGAAAATGCCGAAATATGAACGAAACCGCGGTATGTTTTTTGGCTCCTGGACGGGCCAGGACATCCCCGAAAGCGCAAGCGTTGTCATTGGTGACAGCGCTGGTGTTACTGGCTGTACCGTTACGGCGGATGCTTTTGGCAAGGGCGTCAAGAGCATTTCTGGTGAGTATACCTTTACCTATAACGGTACTGCATGGGAACTCAACGGCGCCGCTGTTGCCGACATCAAGACCGCTTACGGCCTGACCATCACCGGTGATCCTATCGAGAACGATATTCTCGTGGTTGCGTACACCGCCTCGTCTGGCGCGTGGGAAGCGCTTGGCAAGGACAACGATGACCTTTCCAAGGAGCTCAATCCCGACACCGAAACCAGCAAGAATGTTCTGGGGGAAACCAGTTTCAAGCACAGTGGCTATGAGCCGGAAATCGGTGTTGACCCCTATTACATCGACCCTTCGCGCAAGATGTACGCGCATCTGCGCGACGTTGCCTATGAGGAACGCTACGGTGAAGCTGATCTGATGGGCTACTTTGCGGAGGCGTTTTTCCAGACTGCAAACCGCAAGACGCAGAAGATGACTGGTTACTGCTACGTTCGCCAGGCCTGGTTTGTGCCTCAGTCTGTTGGCGGTGACACGTCCGGCCTCGGTATTCCTGTCACTGTCAATCCAGTTGGTTCTCCCATCAAGAAGAAGATCGTGTACGACATGGTGACGAACGAGGCCACCATTTCTGATCTGGAATAAGCCGTTTGCGGCGCGGGAAAGGGCTACACGGCTCACCCGCGCCGCATTTTCGATAGGAGGTAATTGTAATGGCAAGCATCAAGAAGTTCCCGGTTGCTTCTAACAAGAACAATAACTGCTTCACTCTGGATGACGGCACAAAAGAAATCACCCTTGTCAACCCGTTTGGTCAAGTGATCTGCAAGCTGCACATCCGCACGGGTGACATTGGCATTTATGACCGCTATAAAGCGCTCATGAAAAACTTTGATTCGATCATCCAGCCCCTTGCTGATGTCGATATTAGCCAAGACGGTACCACTTCTTTTGAAGAACAATGGGAGGTCTTGAAAAAGGTCGAAGCCAATTTCAAGCAGCGCCTCAATGAGATGCTTGATATGGATGAGGCTGATGCAATTTTTGCTACCCGTAAGCCTTTTTCTTCCGTAAACGGTCACTTCTTTGCCGAGAACGTGATAACGGTTCTCGGTCAAGTAATCTCGTCCGCGATTGAGGAAGAAGCGAAGCTGTCTGCCGAGCGGATCAAAAAGCATCTGAATGACCTTGAGGATGTGAACGGCAATGCTGGGGCAGCTTCCGAAAGCACTTGATGTCAACGGGACCCGTTACTCGATTCGCTCTGATTTTCGCAACATCCTGCGCATTATAACGGCCTACAACGATGATACCCTATCTGACCGCGAGAAGGTATATGTTTGCCTAAAGCGGCTGTTTGTAGACTTCGGCTCTATACCAGTAGCCCATTACGAACAGGCGTACATTGAAGCAACTGCTTTTATTGAGTGCAATATGCGTGAGGAAACCCCCGCGCCTAAAACCGTAGATTGGGAGAAAGATGAACAGCTCATTTTTCCCGCTGTGAACAAGGTTGCAGGAGTGGAGGTTCGCGCCCTTCCGTATCTGCATTGGTGGACTTTTTTGGGCTACTATCAATCCATCGACCATGACGGGTTATTCGGTTATGTTCTGACCATCAGGCAGAAAAAGGCGAAGGGTAAGAAATTGGAAAAACACGAGCGTGAGTTCTATCGTTCCAACGCCAATCTCTGTCGTATAGACCGTGCGCCTGCTCCGCAAAAGATAGAGGATACCATCAAATCTATGTTCGACTCACTCCCAGAAGAAGGTGATTCCTAATGGCAAGCGGTGCCTCAGACGGCTCTGTAGTTATTGATACCGCACTTGACAATACCGGCTTTGAAAAAGATTCTAAGAAGATGAAGCAGTCCATTAAGGGCGTTACGCAATCGATCAACAGGGCGGGTCAGGCCTCTGCTTCCAGTATGCAGCCCTTATTTTCTGCCTTTGAACAGGTTGGAAAGACGATTGACTCGACTGCGCAAAGAGTTCAAACCTTTGACAGTAAGCTGTCGGACTCGGTATCTTCTTCTGACTTTGGTAGGAATATGTCCTCCGCTGAACGCTCTTGTACGTCTCTTGAAAAGCAAATGCAGCGGCTTTCCGAGAGTGAAAGAATGGGCATTAAAACTGGTTCACAGATGACCCGCTTCCAGATCAACGTTGAAAAGGCGCGTGACAGTGCTAATCAATTGGAACAGGAGCTTCAAAAGCTCGGCGCTCAGAAAGTGACCACCCCTGAATACGAGTCGCTTACCGCATCAGTTCAAAAAGCGGAGCAAGCCCTCTTCCGTCTATATGACCGACGTGATGCAATGAGCGATATGGGGGTCAGCAAAAGCTCCCGCGAGTGGCAGCGGCTGGCAGTTCAGATAAAGAACGCTGAATACCTGCTTGAGTCCTATGAGCAGTCCATGCAGTCTATGCAGGCAAATGGCACGGCTTATACCTCCGGCGCGGATAGCGCAAAGTACCGGGAAACGGAAGCTACACTTGCGAGGATGACGCAGCAACTCTCGCACTATGAGCAGGTGGCTGCTCAGTTTGATACCGTGTCAGGCCCTGCTTCGCAATCTGAAAGCGCGTTAAAGAATGTAGATAAGGAGCTCCAGCAAAAACCCGTTGATGCTGAAAAGGCTTCTGGCGCGCTCACAGCATTCGGAAACACGCTGAAAAAGGCGGCATCTTCCGCGCTAAAGGTAACAGGAGCACTTGCAAAAATTTCTTTCAAGGCTCTTGCGAAGGGTGCAAAAGCCGCAACAGCGAGTATTGGTAAGTTCTTTGACCGATCAGAAAAAGGAACCCTTACATCTAAGGGCCTTGTAAAGTCATTGACAAGTCTAAAGCGCATGATGATCAGCCGTGTCAAGGAAAAACTGATTACCACGCTGATGAAGGGACTTTCAGAGTCAATGACAGCCCTTGCGCAATACTCTTCCGCTTTCAACGATTCCATGTCGGGGATGCAAAATGCGGCGGCTGGCCTGTCTGGAAATCTTGCGGTGATGTTTGGCGGCTTAGTAAATGCTATTGCCCCCGCAATCTCTGCAATCATCAGTTGGGTAGCAACCGCGATTTCCTACCTTAACGCATTGTTTGCCCTACTTTCTGGCGGAAGCTCTGTCACCGTTGCGAAAAAGCAAACGGATGCCTACGCGAAAAGCCTTGGCGGCGCAGGGGGAGCAGCCAAAGAGCTTAAAGAGGAAGTATTCGGATTCGATGAATTGAATAAAGAGTCTTCTGACTCTGACGGTGGCGGTGGCGGTGGCACCGCCACCGATGATTTATATGAAGACGTTCCCGTTGAAAGTCTACTTCCCGAAAATATCCAGAATTTCTTTGCGTCCATCAAGGCAGCTTTTGAAGCTGGTGATTGGGAAGGTATCGGCGCTACTGTCGGTAAGGGTTTGAACGTTGTAGTATCTGCTGTTGATCGTTGGATTGTCAGTATACAACCGCTGGCAGTAACATGGGCAAGTCGTGTCGCACGGATTCTCAA